CCCTGGGTTCTCAAGCCCAATGGATAGAAGGAACGCCAAATTCCTAAGCTGCCTCGACAGCTATCCAGCCTTAGCCGGCTAATCATCCCGGAAGGGTTGATTGTACAGACGCAGCTTTCCACCGAGTCTTGAATCTCTAGAAAAAGAGATTTTTAAAGATGGACCTGAATTAATCAAGGTCATCTGCTCTACGTCTTCACCGACGTAGATCCAACCAGAGAAACCTCTGGTTATGCTCTTTTCAAGAGCAGCAACCGATTTCCATCGGTTCTTCCCAATTCTCGAGAGACGAGAAGACTCCGAAGGGTCGGAGAGAAACTTCCAGTACCTTTTGGAAGAATTCAACCAAGTGTTGAATGTCCTTGGTTCTCTTTTAGAACCATGTTTAATGAATTTTTGGAAATTCATGACCCTCTCGACTTCTTCTGTCAAAGAAGTAAGTGGGACAAAGCCAATTCGACTGGCTTCATTTCTCAGAGACGAGAAATCATATGTGTGAACATATGGATCATCAGGTAGTTCAACCTGATACACTTCTTGAAGAAGTGTTATTACGAACGAATCATCGTAAATTGAAGTGGAACTCACTTCACGCTTCCCCGGTATAGCCTTGGAATAAGTCTTAAATATAGACTTAAGTATTGGATTAACATCCGAACTGAAGCCGTGTTTAATACGACTGTTCAAGCTTGCAAGTTCAGCAAGTTTAACGAATCTTTCAGATTCAGATTTGAGGTCTAAGACTTCAAATACGTGTCCAATAAATGGCCACATGAAAGACGGCATTAGGCTGTCTACTATGGGAAGACCCATACCACCTGCACAAGGTGGGAGATATATAGGCATCTTACATGCCTGGTTACGGATGATTCCGTAAGAGAAACATCTGTCGAAAATGTTTCTAAAATAGCCTAAAACAGCTATTTTGAGATTTTTATTCTCAAAGTAATCAAGTTGATTACTTAACATTCTTCCTTTACCAAGAATGGAGCTCCTGTTATCGGAGTGTTCACGGCTCATGGTCGTGAGAAGACGCGATTTAATGACGTCTACATAAAGGATGGAGGTTCCTTTATTATCTCTTGTAACAAGAGCATGGTCTTCACAGAAGATCAATATCCGACAGGATATACCCTCCTTCCAGGAGAATTCCCATCCCATATCGATGGCGATTTTCCTGAACAAGAAAATTCTCCTCAGGTCATCCCTGAGGGCGGCGACATCATCGCCGCAGACACATATTGGGTCTCCCCTCAAGAGGTCCCTCTTGATAGGAAAATCCCAGACTCGGGATTCAACATTATAATAATAATGTGAAGAAATCTCTTCAACAAGGAGATTTTCCAGAGTTAAACTCAGGAAGCTCATGGGTTCTCCCATGAATGAACCACGAAGGTTCAGAGTTCCATCAGGGAACTCTTCTTCCAACCAGGAGAATTTAGATGCTTTAAACATCTGTCTTTGACAAACAATCAAAGAACCAAAGACCCAGAACGGGTGTCTTTTGGGAAGGCTACGGAGGAAGCCTGTCCATAACGCTTGTAGTATATCAAGCGGAATTAGATCAGTTGCTGATCTATAATCTGTCGATTGACAGATCAAAGTTGCATATTTCGGTGCAACTCTCTTAAGGTACTTAAGAAAGGTCCACATTTTGTTCGTGGACCTTAAGCCAATTCTGGCTCTTCCATCCCTTGAAAGGATGGGTTCAGCCATGAATCTCATGGCTCGGGTCACCATCGTGAACCAAGCTTGGTTTTTACCAAGCGGGCGAGTTTTCGCGCCCGGCTCGGCTAAACAGTCGAGCTTCGACATTGGCATGTCGATGGGCTTGTAAATGAGATGATGTCTCATTTGCCCTCCCCGGTAAACCGGGATTTTCCAATTTGCGACATGCAAATACACTTCCGGATACAGAGGTTTCCCTGTCAAGTCAGACAGGAATACTCCTTGGTCTTCTGCGAGAACAGAAGAGAGGAGGAGTATAACCTTCCCCAAGGAGGAAGGAAGAGCTTCTTCATCGAGAAACTTTGAAGCTTTCCTTTTTTTCGAGGAAAGTCCGGCACCACCATAAAGGGTGTCGAGTAAGGAAAGATTTTTCCTTTTAAGGCCTAAGCCTTTAAGACCAACACTAAGTCCGTAAAAGGACTTTGGTCTTGGGAAGAGAGCTTCCCCATAGACATCAAGAATGTCTATTATCGGGCCACAAGACTCGAAAAGATCCAAAAGTGTATCTGTAAAGGCACCGCCCAAGTGCCTAGGACCCACCTTGACTTGATCAAGTGGAACGTCCAGCTGGTTTACCCAGCTACTGACCTCACCGGCCAGTCCTCCTTCTTCTTGGCTTCTTTCGAAGCAACCTGAAGTACTCACGGAAACATGAGTATGTAAGGGCATTTCCCTTACATTGAGCCTTTTTCCAAGCTCATTAGAAAAGTGGGAAACCACCTTTAATCTCTCCGTCGGAGTGATCTTCTCAGTTGTGAGAATAGCCATCTGATTACGGAAGGCTTCAGAACACATGTTCTTGGTCGGGCATGGAAGTGCCCTTCCAAAGGTTCTAATCTGACAAAGATTAGTCAATTCAGCATCTGTGAATTTAAGATCAGTTAATATTGATCTGTAACGGGAAAGATTTCCCGCGAACCATTTAAGTTCGAGATTCTGAGACTCAGAATGCCAACCATCCCAGTAAGGGATTGGTGGAGGAGGAGCATTATGCTCCTTCATGTCGCTTAAAGCGGCCCACTGAAGCCATCCGGAGATAGCTTTAAGGCCTTTAAGGCCTCTCTCAAAATTGAGAGGTGAGAAGACAACTTTCTTCTTACCGTTTTTCTTCAAAACGGTTCTTCGCTTGCCAGCGAAGAAAAACTTAATAAACCAAAGTTTATAGATCTGAACAGATCTGAAGAGTTTACGATCTAGTTTAACTGGATCGAAACACTGGTTTAAAAGAACAGTGTGCATGTTGGCAATCCAACATTCTTCGACAAATTTCCATTGTCGTTCAGAAGAACAAACCATCCGATTGTAGGTTCCTCTTTCAAGGAACCTCCCAATCATTTGGTAAAGTCTTCTAGGACCACGAACGTTGTCCTTACCCAGTTTTGGGTCAAAACAGCCATTGCTGTTTGGTCCAACCCGAAAGGTGGACAGACGTAGACATAAGTCTACGATAGGATTTTTATTAATCCTGGATGACAAGACCTTGTCAGACCAATTCTCTGGTTTGTCAAAGAATCGATGCCGGTAGGCATCAGGAAGACCTTGATCTTCCTTCGTTTGGACGGATTTGGCCCCGTCCTGGCCCGCAGATTGAGAAGTCTGCATAAGTTAAT